AACTAGTTGTAATGATTTATATTCTAATGGCTCTGATGGCACAGTAAATTCACCTAGCGAAGTTGCTGATGGCGCCGAAATAATGATTGACGGGTGGGATGTTGAAAAGGCTGTCACCTGGATTAATACACATTCTAGAGATTCTTATAAACCTAAGCCGTGTAAGCCTGGCTCACCTAGAAGTGAAGAAGATGCAAATAAGTGTGATGGTCTTTGCGCAAAATATGTTGAATATGCCATAGAGGCTGGAGGAGGTCCATTATCAAAAAGGATGTCTTGTGGGTGGGGAACTGGCGCCGCAACAAACTTGAGATATAGGGGAATTCTAAAAGATAATGGCTTTGAAATGATTGAATCTGGAGACCAATTGGCAAGGCAAGGAAATTCCAAAACAACACCGCAAGCTGGAGATGTTTGTATCATTGGAAGAGATTATGAAAAAAGTAGGAGTGGCAAATATCACGCATGTATGTGGAACGGAAAACAGTGGGTATCAGATTTTAAACAAAATTATATGAATGTATATAACTCAGAGGGTGTTGAATTATATCCTTATGCTATTTATAGGTTTCACAATAAAAAAGGTACTCCTAAAAGTGGCTAATTAATTTGTTTTTTTAAGATTTTTTATATATCTTTGCAAAAAATTAGTGTTATGAAGATTATAGGATATATTGTTACTGATAGGAAATTGAATGATATAGAGGGTTTTGTGGAACAGGTCAACGATTACTCAGAAGTTGACCCCACAAAGCCTGTTCTTATTGTAGGATGGGAAAACGCCAAGTCTTTTGATGGATATAAAAACATATTGGACAGGCAACTTGACGATAACACATTCTGGACATTTAAGAAGAGTGAAAGCAGGAGCGAATTTGAACAGGACTTGAAAAAGTTTTATACCTTCGTGCGTAATAATATATTAAATTCTATAAAGTATCAATATATAGATATATTTAAATTAAGATATAATAATATAAAAAAATTATATAATATATTTAATTCTCAAGATAGAAAAAATATTTATATAAATAACGGTCTTCTATATATACTTTATAAAGATAACGTTATTGGAGTATCACTTGAGATACTTGAATATTGTGGAATTAATCGGAACAAGGTATTGTCCTTGTTAGACTCTAACCCTAATAACCATTTGTTTTACAACGCCAGCAGGGGTTTAAACAAACTTTCAAGGTTTCTGGGAAATAATAAGTACGCCATACCGTACTTTATATCAAGTTAAAAAAATAAAATGAGCACAAACGGAATTATAATTGGAATATTTGTAAAGAAAAACAGAATTTTATCGTTTCTTGAAACGCTTAGAACTAACTATAAGATAAGGCTTGAGAAGGTCTTTGTATATACCATAGACACTAACCAGGCTGAATATCTTGTAACGTTTAAAACATTTGACAAAGACAAGTTCATTAAGAAGATTAGCAACGCAACTGTTATGCACGTCAAGAACGGCTGTCTGTTTTCTATAAATGCCTTGAACAAGCTCATTGAGAAAGAGAAGAATGACGATAAGCCAAATAACGAGTATCTGATTGACTGGAATTATTATAAAGATAAACTGATAATACTTACGAACGGTGAACTTTCGGTTTCAAACCTCACAAAGATAGAGGATAAATCAGTATTTTTCGAATAATCAGATATTTATAAGTAAATAATTTTAAATTATGGGACGTTTTATAATAAAACACATACAGAATAACAAGCCACAGAAACAAATTAGTGCAAGTTATCCAGTGGAAAATAAAGTAAACGAAAATAAAAGCGTTATGACTACGGAAGAGAAAATTGCTATGGCTAAGAATGTGCTTAGTGGCACAGAGGCTTCAGCACCAATAAAGAGAGTCAAGAAAGACAAGGGACTTATTGAAAGAACAGAGAGTTCTAAGACAATCTTAACAGAAGACAATAAAGAACTATTGAACGATTAATACTAAAATGGCTAAAACTAACATTAAGTATTTAAAGGAAAACAATTTATATGAGGCACACAAGCACTTTATGCAGCTTGCTGAGGTTTCATACGGAAGACCATTCCCAGAGATGTTGCACGGCGTTGTAATGGACGAGGAAGGGGAGGATAACCCTAATGCTGCTGGGCAAGACCCTAACGCAATGGCTGGCGCTCCTGGTGGAGACCCAAATGCAGCTGGAGGTATGCCTCCTGGCGGTGACCCCAATGCTATGGGTGGCGCTCCTGGTGGAGACCCAATGGCTGGGGGCGACCCTAATGCACAGATGGGAGCAGACCCTAATGCTATGGGACAGCCAATGCCAGATGCAGCAGCACCAATAGGGCCAGATACTGGTGAAGACCCATTTGCAGACCAGCGTGGTGATGATGCTGGCGGTGAAGACCAACTTGCTGGAGAAGGTGACGGTAATACCATTGATATAGATGGACTTACTGCTGCACAGCAGAGATTGGATGTTAAACAGAACCAAGTTGGTAGAGACCTTGCAACTGTTGACAATAGAATTATAAAACTCATAGACACAATTAAGGGGTTCCAGGATAAGCTAGACCAGAATAATACTGAACTTGAGAACCTAAAGGCTGAGTTTGAGAAGAGAAATCCAACCCAGACTGAGAAGCTTGATTTGCGTGGTGTTAGAGACTCATTTCCTTTCAATGTAACCCCAGATGGTTTCTGGGCTAACAAACTTAAGGAGAGGGATAACTACGAAATTTATGGCGATAATAGTAAATCAACTGAAGACCAGTATACAATAACGTCAGACGATTTGGAAGACACGTCAGATGAAATAGCTAAGACATTCAGCGTGGTTGATGATGATATCCAGACGCTTGATAAACTGTTCAAATTATAATGAAGAAGATTATTATTAAAGAAGAAGATTTCGATAGGGTTCTTCAAGTTTCTGAAGATGAGCCTATAATGGATGATATTCCGCCATCTAATCTTGGTATGGATGTGATAAACGATTTGATACACGCAATAGACAGGTTCTATACCGTTAGGGGATTTAAGGGTGGTATACCAGGCATAAATGCTAGGCTATATGATAAATACGACCTTGATGGTTTGAAGAAAGAGTTATTGAGAATCAAGAATTCTCAGTAGTTTACATATTTTCCCCAACAGTTAAAAAATATTATAAATTGTTGGGGAAAAATTTGTTTTTTTAACATTTTTTATATATCTTTGCAATACTAAAACTTTAAGCATGCTGTGACATGCATAATAATTTTTTTAAACAATTTATTTTAATGGAAACAAAGAAATTTAGCGCAAACATTAGCGCAGAGGAAGTCGAGAGACAGTATGCCGAGATGCATACACCACAAGTAAAAACTAAGAAGACTCAATTTGACACAAAGAATTATTTACAAGCAAGATTGGGTGAAAATGAGACTTCTAAGACACTTACAATCAGATTGTTACCTATCACCCCAGATAGTAACACTGCATTCCAGAAAATTCACATGCACACTATTCGTGTAAACAAGGAGGTTTCACCTAGCGGGTGGAAGACTTTTGTGTGTCCGCCAAAGAACAAGGTTGACGGAAAGGCTATGGGTGAGAAATGCCCATTCTGTGAGATTTCTGCAAAGGCAAAGGAACTTAAAGGGCAAGCACTAGATGAACCTACAAAGAAAAAGTATGGTGATGTCGAGTTTATGAACAAGGCAAAGGATATGTGGATTGTCCGTTGTATAGAGCGCGGTCACGAAGAAGATGGCGTAAAGTTCTGGCTTTTCCCAGATAACAGACAGGGTAAGGGCGTTTTTGACCAGATAAGGAACCTTGCTAAGGTTAGAAGTGAAGCAGCCGCAGCAAAGGGTAACACTTATAGCATTTATGATGTCAACAACGGTCTTGACCTTATTGTTACATTGACAAAGGGCGGAGATGGTAAGACAACCACTCTCATACTTGATAGCGGCATTCCAAGCCCTATTACTGAAGACTATGAACTTGGTGAAAAGTGGATTAATGACCCCAAAAAATGGTATGAAGTTTACACAGTAAAGTCATATGATTATATGTCTATTATAGCAGAGGGCAAAGTACCAGTTTTCAGTAAGGAAGCGAATAAGTATGTAAGCAAAGAAGAGATTGATAAGCTGAAAGCAGAGGCTGAGCAGGAAAAGCTTGAAGAAGCTGTGACCGCTTCAAAGGATTATAGTGAAATAGCAAACGCTGAAGGTTCAGATAATGGAATTATAGACGGCGCTAAATTTGATACATCAGATGATGTCGAAGACCTACCGTTTTAAAATAATTAAAAACAAATATTGTTATGAATGAATAAGCTCTTTTTTTACTACGGTAGTATGAATTCGTCAAAATCACTAAGGCTACTTACAACAGCATATAATTTTGAGGAAAATGGATTGGATATAATGTGCCTTAAGCCATCCGCTGATACCAGGGATGGCGAAGGCATAATTAAATCTCGTGTTGGACTTGAGAGAAAATGTGTAATGGTTGACCCAGACGTTAATTTATACAAAGCCATAAAAGATTATAATAATATTCTTAATTCACAGTTTCATAACCTTAAATGGGTATTGATAGATGAATGCCAGTTCCTAACTGAGAAACAGATTGACCAGCTTTCAGATGTGGTTGATTTTCTTGGGATAAGCGTCATGTGCTTTGGGCTTAGGACAGACTTTCAAAGTAGACTT